GCAGGGGCGGGGCGATCGGCGCATAGTGGATTCACCGGAGCGATCCGGGGCGGGGTCCGCCAGACGCATATCGAGGCGGGCAACAAGGCCCACGCCCGATCCATCCCCACATGAAGATCAAGATTTTTTCGGCTCACTGCGAGCTGCAGGAAGAAGTGTCGGCGCGCCGCGCCCAGCAGATGCTGGCAGCGGGCGATGCCGTGCCTCACGAAACCGAGCGCTGCGAATCATGCCGCGCGCTCCCGCGCCGCAAGCGGTTCGCCTGCGCCAAATGCGGCGGATGCGGCGTGATTGTTCTGTCGATCCGGCGCGTGCTGGATCAAACGGCTGTCGCATCGCCAGCGGCAATCACCGCGCGGGAGATGGAGCGCGCCGCAGGCGGTGAAGTCCACGCGCGCCGCAAAGTCGCCGAATGGCCGTGGACCGGCGTGCTGGCGCTGAGGCACGCGCAGTAGGGCCGGGATGAAGCAGCAGCCGCACTGGTCGCGCGACATCGAGCTCGACGCAATGGCCACGATGGCCGAGCAATGGTCGGAGCAGTTCCGCGAACGCCAGCAAATCTGGCCCAGGTCGCGGCAAACGAGCGCACGCAAGCCGGAGCATGGCGAGCGCGGCGTGACAAGCAAGCCAGCAATCGCAGCGGCCCCCTGAGCCAATTGAGGGCCACCCACGGGCGAAAGCCCGCTCGCGCGAAAACGCGCGCCGATGTGAGCGAAAACGCAAACCAACGTCGGCGGGTCCAGCACAGCAACGCTGCCGGAGCCGTGCCGAAAAAAGATCAGCGCCGGGACCTAAAGGGCAAACTGCATTTCGCGGGAACGATGTCTATGCCAAGCGATTTAACAACCGCTTACGACGCCAGCCGTGATCATGGTCACGGCTTCAGATTCTCAGTGGACCCGGTTTTCACCGCCGGAATGCTGCGGACGCTAGCAGATGAAATCGAGCGTGGCAATGCCGAGCCGCGGAAGGTGTACACGGTGATGCGAGCGCGGCGCGATGAATATACCGACACAGTGCTCAGCGTGCAATACATCGAGCGCCGGAGGGCGTGAGTGCCGATTCGACCTGCGCGATTGTGCGCGCATGCAGGGTGCCGCGCGCTGACCGCGAAAGGCTTCTGCGCGATACATCAGCGACGCGATACACGCCCGTCTGCATCGCGCCGCGGATATGGCGCTGACTGGCGAAGGACGCGCGCACCGATCATCGCGGCGCAGCCGATCTGCCGCGAGTGCGGAGCAGCAGCGAGCGTCCATGTGGACCACATTATTGCGCGGCGGGCAGGCGGATCGGACGCTCCGCAGAACCTGCGCGGCCTGTGTGCCGCGTGCCACTCGCGGAAGACCGCGCAGGAGGATGGCGGGTTCGGTCGCGAGCCTTCTTGGTAGTGCCGGTAGGGGCGGCACAAATCCTCCAGACCGTCGGATCAAGGACCGCGTTGGGGCCAAATTTTCACCGCCGCCAAAATAACTTATGCGTGGAAGAAGACCGAAACCGACGAATTTGAAGAAATTGACCGGGAATCCCGGAAAACGGCGCTTACGCGAGGATGAGCCGGTTGCGACCGGAACCGCGGAATGCCCCGAGCACCTCGACGCGATTGGCCGCCGGGAGTGGGAGCGGGTTGCGCCCCTGCTTCAGGAGATGGGAATCCTGGCCAGCATTGATGCTGCTGCGCTCGCGGGCTACTGCGCGAACTACTCGCTCTGGGTGAATGCTCAGCGCGAGTCCGGGAAGCTGGTGCGGAAGACCGAACGCGGCATGGCAGTCAATCCGTATGTCCGCATTGCGCAGGCCGCGATGGATCAGATGAGGAAATTCATGGCCGAGTTCGGCATGACGCCGAGCTCGCGGTCGAGGCTGGCGGGTTCGGTAACCAGGAAGAAGGAAGAGAACACGTTTGCCGAAATCGCAGCCGAGGCCCGAGCAGTCCAGTAGCAAGCGCGACCCGCTCGCGGCAATGGAGCAGTACCTCGCCGCGGTGCTGGATGGGTCGAAGCCAGCTTGCAAGTGGGAAAAGGCCGCGTGCGAACGGCATCTGGCCGACGTTGCGCGCGGCAAGCAGGCGGGTGCGCGGTGGGTGTTCGACAGGTCGCGCGCGCTTCGGGCGGTCAAGTTCATCGAGGGCCTTCCCCACGTCAAGGGCCGCTGGGCGATGGACCGCCAGAAGGTAAGGCTTGAGGGCTGGCAACTCTTCATCGTCTGCTCTCTATTTGGATGGATCGAGCGGGCAACTGGTTTCTACAGATTTCGCACCGCCTACATCGAAGTTCCGAGAAAGAACGGCAAGAGCATGCTGGCGGCGTGCATTGGGCTCGTCAAGCTGTGCGCGGACGGGGAGCACGGCGCGGAGGTCTACAGCGGTGCCACCACGGAAAAGCAGGCGTGGGAGGTGTTCAGGCCCGCGAAGCAGATGGCCGAGCACACGCCTGACCTTCAGCGCGCTTTCGGCCTGACCGTGAATGCCAAGAGCCTGACGATCCTTGGCAACGGGTCCAGGTTCGAGCCGGTGATCGGCAATCCGGGGGACGGCGCGTCGCCGTCCTGCGCGGTTGTTGACGAATTCCACGAGCATCCTTCGGATACGCTTTACAACACCATGCTGACCGGCATGGGAGCGCGAGATAATCCGCTGCTCCTTGTGATCACCACGGCGGGAAGCGACCGCTCAACTCCGTGCTATGCGCTCCACGGGGATGTGCGGAAGATGCTCGAAGGCCGCGCCGAGAACGAGCGGCAGTTCGGGATCATCTTTTCGATTGATGACGGGGACGATTGGGCGGATGAATCTTCGCTCAGGAAGGCCAACCCCAATTTCGGCGTTTCGGTGTCGGCTGACCATTTGATCGAGCAGCAGCGCACGGCGATCAATTCGGCGCGCGCGCAGAACGTCTTCAAAACGAAGCACCTGGATGTTTGGGTCAACGCGGATGTCGCGTGGATGAACATGGTCCGGTGGGACGCCTGCGCGGACCGCACGCTCAGGCTGGACGATTTCGAGCGCGAGGAATGCTTCGTGGGGCTCGACCTTGCGAGCCGAACCGATATTGCCGCCAAAGTCCGGCTGTTCCGCCGCCAGATTGAGGGCACGGATCATTACTTCGCGTTCGGGACCTATTTCCTGAACGAAGCCAAGGTTGAAGAGAGCGCCAATCAGCATTACGGCGGCTGGGCCAATGCCGGGCTGCTGACGGTGACGCCGGGCAACGTCACGGACTACAACTGGATTGCCGACGATTTGGTGCTGGACGGCCAGCGCTTTTTCGTGCGGGAAATTCCGCATGACCCCTGGCACGCGGCGGCGCTCGTGCAGTTTGTCCAAGCGCGGCCAGAGTGGGATCAATCATCCACGTTTGTCGAGGTTCGGCAATCGGTGCAGAACTTGTCGCCCCCGATGAAAGAGCTGGAGGCGCTGGTGCTCGCCGGGAGGCTGCACCATGACGGCGATCCGGTTCTCGGCTGGATGATCTCGAACGTGGTGTGCCATCGGGACACCAAGGACAACATCTTCCCGCGGAAAGAGCGGGAGGAAAACAAGATTGACGGCGCGCTCGCGCTCATCATGGCGCTCGGCCGCGCGCTCGCAACGGAAGGATCGGATTCGGTGTACAACACGCGCGGGATTCTGACGATATGATGCTTCGCCGCTTCATCATTGGCACGGGCTACGGGATGGTGGTTGCGGCGATGTGGCGCGTCTATGCGCCGCTCGCAATTGTCGGGCTGGGGGTATTGCTCATTGCGTTTGGCGCGGCGCTTCCCGCCGCCGGGGCCAAGAAGTGAATCTTTTCTCCCGCTCGCTCAGGGTGATGGCGGCGGGTCCTGAAGACCCCGCCGTGCCGCTTGGGTGGGCTGCGCTGCTTGATGTGATGGGGGCGTCGGAATCGGACGCCGGAGTAGCGGTAAATGAGCGGCAGGCTTTGCGGCTTTCCGCCGTGCAGGCATGCGTCAGGGTCATTGCCGAGACGCTCGCGACGTTGCCGCTCAACGTCTACCAGCAGATTGACGGGGGCAAGATGCAGGCGAAAGCCCATCGGTTGTGGCCGATCCTGCATGACGAGCCCAACCCGATGATGACTGCGGTGACGTTCAGGGAAGCGGTCACCGCGCAGTTGCTGCTTTGGGGGAACGGGTACGCCGAGATCACGCGGGACAGGTCCGGCAGGGTTGTGGCGTTGTGGCCGCTCCCGAGCGACCGCACCCGGCCCGTCAGGCTCAACCAGAAGATCGTGTATGAAACGCTCGTGCAGCCCGCGCTTGACCCGTTCTCATACCAGATTTCGCAGGACACTCCGAGCGGACAGCCGCGCTTCATTGATCCGGACGATGTGCTCCACATTCCCGGCCTTTCGTTCAATGGCTTGGTCGGGATGAGCCCTATCCAGCTTGCGCGCCGCACAGTCGGCCTGACGGTCGCGGCGGAGAAATTCGGGGCGCTGTTCTTCGGCAACGGCTCGAGGCCGAGCGGAATCTTGACCTCGCCCAAGGTTCTGCGCGACGAAGCGCGCCGGAACATCGAGCGCAGCTTTCAGGCGGCCACGGGCCGGAGCGAAGCGCAGCGGGCGATTGTGCTGGAGGAGGGAATCAAGTGGGAGCCCATGAGTGTCCCGCCGGACGAGGCGCAGTTTCTTGAAACGCGGCAGTTCCAGATTGCTGAAATTGCCCGGCTCTATCGCGTCCCGCTCCACATGATCCAGGATTTGAGCCGCTCGACCAACAACAACATCGAGCAGCAGTCCACCGACTTCGTGGTGAACTGCCTGCGGCCTTGGGCGGTCAGGTGGGAGCAAGAGATTCTGCGGAAGCTGCTGGGCGGCGCGTTCTTCGCAGAGCACGATTTGCGCGGCCTGCTGCGCGGCGATTTCCAGAGCAGGATGCAGGGCTACCAGATTCTGCGGAACGCCGGGGTAATCAGCGCCAACGACATCCGCGAGAGCGAGGGATGGAACCCGATTTCCGAGGAGGAGGGTGGGGATGTGCTGCTCGCGCCGCTCAATATGACTTCGCTTGAGCAACTCGCGGCTGGAGACGCCGACGACCAGCAAGCGCCGCCCGACGCTGCTCCCCCGGCGGCCGAGCCGCCCGCGCAGCAGCCGGAGCACCCGAACAAATCAATGCAGCGCGCCCGCGTGGTCCATGCGTTCTCGAAGCTGTTTGGCGATTGCGTTGGGCGCGCCCTGAAGCGCGACAAGCTGACGCCAGCGAACACGCGGGCGATTTTCTCGCCAGCCGTGACCGCGATGGCCGAGGCAATAGTCGCGATGGAGTTCCCGCACAACCGATCACTGAATTTCGAGGCCCAGATCATGATTGCCGAGCATTGCGACGGAATCGCAGGGCGCGGCGCTGGCTGGGCCGCGGGCGAGCGCAGCATCGCCGGGCAGAACGAAGCTGCGCTCGCTTATGACCTGATTTCGGCCAAGCTCGAAGCCATCACGGAGGCTGTTCAATGAAACGCAAATTCTCGGCCAAGGCTTTTGCCGCCGACCGCGCCGATGATGGCGGACTGCTGCTCTACCTCTACGACGACATCGGGGCAAGCTGGTTCTCCGAGGGGATCACGGCCAAGTCCATCGCGCAGTCAATCTCGGCTGCTGGCGATGGGCTTTCCGGCATCACCATGCGGATTAATTCTCCCGGCGGCGACGTGTTCGAGGGGCTCGCAATCTACAACCTCGTCAGGAGCCAAGGCGTCCCGGTGACGGTTATGGTGGATGGGGTAGCGGCATCGGCCGCTTCGATCATTGCCATGGCTGGGCAGAAGATCGTGATGGCGGAAAACGCGCTGCTCATGATCCACAATGCTTGGATGGTTGCGATTGGCGATCCCGACGATTTGAGGAAGTCTGCCGACACGCTTGAAAAGATCAGCGACACTCTTGTTGCGACCTACGCGGCACGCAGCGGCAAGGCTGCATCGGAAATCGCCGCAATGATGGACGCCGAAACGTGGCTGAACGCCCAGGAAGCAGTTGACCAGGGCTTCGCTACCGAGATTTTCAAGATGGACGAGGACGATGACCAGGACGCCCAGGCGCTCGCCGGGTCGTTCCGGCTTTCCAGCAGGTTCAAGCACGCGCCAGCGGCGGCTCAGCCCGCAGTAGCGAAGGCCGCAGAACCTGCGCGGCCAGCCGCGGTTGGGGCATTCGACTTGTCGGCGCTGGAGCTTGATCTGCGCGCGCTGGAGTTGGGCGCGATTCGCTAGACCACATTTTCAAGGCCGTTTCCCGACCATGCGGGGCGGTTGTGCGGAGCGCGGATGCCGGGCAGGCATTCGTGGGCGCGCCACCACCACAGGAGGAAATTGCCATGAAGAAGGAGTTGCAGAACAAGCGTGCGCAGCTCGCAGTCGAGATGCGCGCGATTTTCGACAAGGCCAAGGCCGAGAGCCGCGGGCTCAACGGCGATGAAACCGAGGGCTGGGAGCGCCGCCGCGCCGAGATCGAGTCCATTGACG